CTATACATATACATGTTTGGGCCAACCATTGCCTCAAAAGTTGCTTTGAGAGCTTGGGATTGAGCGTGGATTTGCTTGAGTTGTATATCAAGATTTTCTTTGGATTTATTATCTGCAACTGATCTAACCCAGTCACATGCAGCTTGATCGGGAATTGTAAGTTTAAGCATCTGATGACTCCTTGTTATGCTTAATTAAAATTGCGCCACGCGCATTGCGTTTAAGCGTTAATTTTGGGTGATAAAGTTCAGCTTCGGACTCGCTCATAAGAGCTTTGAGTTCG